TTGTTGTAGTTCAACATAAGGAACCCCAAATGACCCCAAAACAAACCGCCTACAAAAAAGCACTTATAAAAGAGATCCAAATCAACAAGCGCAATATGTTCTTAGACGATGAACAAAGAAGAGAGTTTATGCTTAGTCGCTTTGGTGTGGATAGCACTACAAAGATGAGCATTACGGAGCTTAAACAACTTCTTGACTTTTGCCTTGGAAAAGTTAGTGATGTGAGTGTGGACTTAGCCAGTGAGGCTCAGGTTCATAAGATGGAGACGCTTTGGGCGCAAAAGGCACGGGACAAAAGCCCGATGGCTCTTTTGCTCTTTGCTAAGCGCATAACAAAAAGGAGCGTATATGATATACTTGCACTAAAGAAAGTTGAAGCAACTAAACTCATAGTTGCTTTGGAGAAGATGAAAGGATGAACATGGTCTGCCCTAAATGTGCGAGCGAGAAGACGAGAGTTTACGGAACCCGCAAAGGGCTTAGCAATGTTCGATTTAGAGAGTGCTGTTCGTGCCGCTTCAAGTTTATGACGACGGAAGTCGTGCGTGAAGACCTCTTTAGCAAGGAGTACAACGACTACTTAGAAGAGATAGGCGAGATAGAGAGCGGCGTGAGACAAAGAGCCTTAAGAGGGTTGTGAAAAGGGACACTGCAAAAGGTGGTAGACTCTTGCAGTGAGTAAAGGCTTAATGTGGGTATTGGGTAAGTGCGAATACGATATAGACGGATGAATAAAAAAAGGATAAGATATGAGAAATAAAAGAGGAGACGACATGATAAAAACTGTATGTGAGATGACTTTTGGCGAGATAGACTATGTTTCGCTCAAGTGCAAAAGATGTAAAGGAGAGTTTCACTATCAAAGCATAGATAGAAGCCTCAAAGGATGCCCCATCTGTAACCTAGCGTGGGAGCAAGAAGAAGTAGAGGCTGTAAGAGAGCTTTCAAATGCTTACCGTGTCCTTAGCAAAGCCAACGATATGAAAAACTTTACCCTTGGTTTTGTTAGCGTGGAAGAGAAGTGAGGCTTATTTTAAAGCCTCGTCCACTTTAGTATTTAGATAGTTTTCTATCCTCCCTTGTAGTCTCGGCTCAAGCTCTCCCCTCTCATCTATAGGCAAAAACTTCCTTGCCGCTACTTTTGTACTTCCCCACTGATGCACCGCTCCGTAAACAAACCCTTTTTTGCTCTTGGCATTGCCGCTTACTTCTACACTGCTATTGTCTGCTCTGACGCTCCATCTATCTGCTAGATTTCCGCTCTCTCTTAAGAGTTTCTTCCCCCCTATATACTTACCAAACCCTACGCTTTGCTTGCCCTTTTTGGTGTGTGTCTTTTTGCCTTTGCTTATGCTGTAGCCTAAGTGGTACGACACGGTTTTAAGCGGTTTCCACTTCTCGCCCCACGGGCTTCTCTCCTCTTCAAAACTCTCTTCTATCTCATTTCTTACCATACCGCCTATCGTCGCCATAGTGTTTTTCATCTCTGTTTTTGAGAGAGTTTTTGAAAGGTTGTTTAATGTGGTTTGAACGGCTTCTAAGCCTTGGATTTGGATGGACATGGCTCGGCTTCTTTGCGGTCGTTGTCTAACTTGAGGCTTCTTAGTCTCTCTTTTTTTATTTGCTCCTCTAGTGTCTCATCTCCGCTACATGCCGCCACCACGGCAAAAACTCCGACAAACATGCCGATAATAAGCATGATGATACCTTCTGTCATACGATTATCCATTTTTAAATCCTTTTGTGTTATAATTTTCTTCCAAAAGAGGCAACAGGTAAACTGACCCTGCCAATAGGATGAGGGCAACCCACGCCCGAAAATGACGAGATTGGGTCTCGTACTGTCTCTTGGTAGTCATGTGGGTTAGGCTACCTTTCATAAATCACTTCCCCTCTTCTCTTCTCTCTTTTCATGTCTTCGCTATCCGTTCTTCTAAAAGAGGCTATAAAAGCTTTTTCTTTTTTTGTGTTTGCCTGTATGACGCAAAAGTAATCAATGCCTAAGATGTTTTTTATGTGTACTAATATGTCGTCCCTTTTTTTTATTACAAGGTCTGATTTGTTTATCATAGAGTTAATAGCCAGATACTCATAGTCTTGCAATTCGGGATGATGTTCCTTTTGTTTTTTTAGTACCTTTTTCGTCATTGGCACTTCGTTTGACTCTACATCAAGTATCTTTTTGTATTTTGGGTGTAGATAAGCTAAGACAAAAGATGATTTGTTTTCATATTTGAACCACTTTTTAAAGTCGGCAACATTAAAAAAGATGTCTTTTTTGACCTCCTCCAAAAACCCACAATCAACCTCTTTACCCTTTGCGTTTTTGCCTTTACACTTAAGAGCTTCTACTTTCTCTTTGTAAACCTCCTCTGAGCGGTCGGTTTTTCCCACATGATACGCCCAGTCCTTATCTGCGATGGTGGGCGGTGTGAAGTTTGAGGGGGTTAATCCTTTCTCTTTTAGCTCCTCTTTTGTGTAGGCTCTTGCTTTGCAACGGCAACGCCAGCCGTTTGGCGGGTAGTTTTTGTTCCACCATGGGTGGGTTTTCGGTAGGATAATGCCGTGGAGTTTGGAGTGGTCGGGGCGTGTGCGGGTGTCGAGGATGGCGGAGTAGAAGAGATACTCTGCATCGCTCTGCATTTGTGAAGCGTAGCGTCCCGTTGCGTATGCTACTCGCATATTTGTGTCGTAGATGGTTTTTAGTCTTCTTGAACCGACATAAATCTCTTTTACCTCTCCCGTTTTTGGGTCTGTGGCTTCTACCTCGCCCCACCACCCTTTTTGCTCCAGTGTCGGCTTAAGTTCATCCTTCCATTGTGAAAATGGTTTCCCCTGCTCAAGTGCCTCTTGTAGGGATGTATGAATATCTGATAACAAATCAAGTTTAGTAACTTTAGCGACGGTAAAAGCTTTGTGATGTGCTTCATACATCATCTCCTCGTAGTTAAATGTGGGTTGAAGCCCCTTTTGTTTAAGGTACTCTACAAGCTCGGTAGGCTCTTTCGTGAAGTCGTAGGTCATTTAATGACTAGCCCCAAAAGTGCGCCCACGACTGCCGTTATGACTAGCCAGTTGAGGCGGCTTAGTGCGGTTTCTAGCGTCGTGATGCGCTTTTCAAGCTCACGGTTTGCGGCTTTGTTCTCTACTAACTCTTCTAAGATGTTTACGGTCTTTTCAAGAGTCTTTTCCATCATCTCTATCTTGACTTCTATGCGGACGATTCTATTTTCCATCATCTGCTCCCCCTACTATAACCCCGTTGGCTATGGCTTTGAATATCATCTCATCTAGCTTTTTAAACTCCAGAGCCGCATAGTTCTTGATGAGAAGTTCGTACATCTCGTCGTAAGAACTGCAACTTTTGGCGAGGTTTGTGATGATCTCTAAAATCTCCTCTTCTTGCTCTTTTAATCTTTTGTTAAACTCTTTGCTTTGTAGATTTGCGTCTATGATGTCAAGAGGGAGAGAGGGGCGGGACTGAAGTCCCACTTCCTTTTTGTTGGCTTCTCTCTTTGGAGCTGACACTTTAGTGTCGGACGGTGCGGGGAGGTCAAACTCCGTTGCTATCTCTTCTGCACTCATTGAGTAGCCCATCGTGTTTAAGATACTTAGCGTCTGCGCTCTTTGAAGCAAATCCGTATCTTTTTCTATCTGGATGTTTAAGTGCGCTTCTATGCCTATCTTTGAGAAGAGAAGCTTTACCGTTTTGTGGGCGAACTTTACATCTCCTTTTGTTATCTCAAAACGGTTCTCTTCGTGGGATTTGCTTTGAGCGTAAGAGCCGCCTTTTGCGGTGTTGCTCCCCAGACTTGCACCGTTGATGACTTTGGCTATTTCGCTGTCTGCATAGCGCACAAACTCCATAAAATCGGCTTGGCTTCCACGACCCTCTAAAACTTTTAAGATGTCTTCGGGTCCTAGCACGGCGTAAGATGCGCTTTTGATATCTTTCATCGCTTGCGCCATTCCGTCGATAACCTCCGCATCGCTTGAGTGTGCATTGCCGATAAGCGGCGGCACTCCCAAAAACTCCGCAAACTTCATATAGTGAGATAGCACGAAATGTTTCGCATAGACTATCCAGAGCGTTTTTAAAAGCACGCTCTTTTGCGTGATGATGTAAAACTTGGGTTCTGTGGGCTTGAACTCCGTTTTGCCTTTTTTAAGGTAGAGTTCGTCCCCTTTAAAAAAGTAATACTCTCTTGGAACAAACTCAAAACCAAACGCTCCATCCTCATCAAGGAAAAGCTCCACCACGCTTAAACCAAAAAGGCGTGCGTGAACGGAGGCTTTTATGATTTCCTCTACGCTTGCATCAAACGCCTCTCCTGCTTTGTGGGTAAAAAACTTGTTTTCCAGAGAGTTTATGCGCTTCTCGCACTCGCTTCCCACGCTTGAGTCTTTGTCCTCTATGAGGCTAAAGAGCGGAAATGTGTATGCGGGCTTTTTGTACATCAAGGCTGCCTTGATTTTGCCTGCGCTTAGTTCGGAGTAGTTTTCTAANTCCCCTTTTGTGTAAGTGCCTTTTGGGGTTAAAAGTGTTCTTATGGTTTTCGTATCCATCGTTTGTTCCTTAATTTTGTTTTACAAAATGAAGGAACCCCTCATTTGTTTGTACGATGTCGGAAGTAATTCCGCCATCTACGCTAGCCGCTAAGGCACTAAAGTTTTCTACATTCGTAGAATATGTGTCGTTATTGCTGTTTAAAACCTGTTTAAAAATCGTTTTCTTCATTTTTCCATACCTTGATAACCCTAGCCGTCTAAAAGTCGTTGTAGGGCTTTAGAATTAGCCTCTTTGACTTTGAGGCGTTTATGTGCCTCTTTGTAGTCAAAGGCGGGTTTTTTTGCAATGCGGTATGCCATCTCCAAACTATCCAGTCCATCGTCGTGTGCGCTCTTTGGATAGGTGTCTAACTCGTCTATAAAGATAAGCGACTTTTTGTCTATGAGGATGGTGTGGTTGTTGACAAGCGGGCTTATGCTGTCTATGCGTAGCTCTTTGTTTACCGTGTTTTTTAAGGGAACTATGGGGAGGTGCAAACCTAATGTTTTGCACTTCTCATCTAGCGTGTCTTTAAAAAACTCCTGAAACTGCACCGTTTCTATGGCTATCTTGATGGGTACGCCGTGAGAGAGCAAGTCTATATAAAGAGCGATAATCTTGTCTATCATAAGCGTTGCTTTGAGTTTGTACATCTTTACCGACGCATAGAACCTTTTGCCGTCGTACTTTAAAACGGTTATGGCAAAGTAGTCTCCGTTTGCTTTTCCCAGTGCGGGGTCGATGCCTAGCGTGATGCTTTGCGTGTTTGGTTCTACTTCATAGAGTTCATAGTCTGAAAATGTCGTGCCGTCTTTAGAGAGCGGTTCGTTTTGGTACTCGCTCATAAAAGAGTTTTTGTCGCTAAAGTACTCTTTTAGGATTTCGACTTTGTCTAGTGAACTGTCGTCTAAGATAAAATCTTTTAGGGCGTCACCGGGGGACGGGGTTAAAACCCCGTTTCCAAAAATCGGAGGCGAGACTTTAGTCTCGTTTGAAAAGAGCTCTTTTAACTCATCAAGGTTTGAGGGNAACTGTCNNACNANNGGAAATCTAAGAGAGTTAAANTCATCTGCTTGTTGCAGTCTTGAGAGAAGCGAATCGTGATGAATCTTTGTGCCGATGAAGANGATGTTNTACGCTCCGCCTCTTTTTGGAAGTTTTAGGATGGCTTTTTTNAACCAGCTCTCCAGTTTGTCTCTNTGNGCTTTGCTCTGTACATTTTCGTCGTTTTCNATGTCGTCGCACACTATGAGGTCGGGGCGGTGTCCTAGCCAGTTTTCCCCTCTTATCTTTGTACCTGCTCCGTAAACTTGTAAGCGAAACTTAACACCTGATGCATAAAAAACTATCTCATCCTCCGTCCACTTCTCACTTCTTTTTATCTCAAAATCCGCAATAAGCAGTTCGTTGT